GAAGAAGTTGAAGAAACTACTGAAGGAAAAAAAACAAAGAAAAAGTAGGTGGCAAAAATGAATAATTTTGCAACTATTGAAGATATAATTAGTCTGTTTAGAGAATTGAACAAAGAAGAAATAAAAAGAGCAACAGCATTACTACCAGTAGTATCTGATAGTTTAAGAGTTGAAGCAAAAAAGGTTGGGAAAGACCTTGATAAACTTGCAGAGGATAACTCTTTTTCTAATGTTTTAAAATCTGTTGTTGTTGATATTATATCCAGGACACTACTTACTAGCACAGAGAATGAACCAATGGTTCAAACTTCTGAAAGTGCTTTAGGTTATTCATTCAGTGGAACTTTTTTAAATCCGGGTGGAGGACTGTTTATAAAAAATAGTGAATTATCAAGACTTGGGCTTAAAAAGCAAAGATATGGAGTGATTAATTTCTATGAGTAGGTTAAAAGGTAAAACAATCATTTTGATTAACAAAATAAAAGTAGGAGAAGATCCTTTTGGAAATTCAATTTTTGCAGACAAAGAAATAAAAGTTGATAATGTGCTTATAGGTCAGCCAACTACAGAAGATATAACAAACTCTTTAAGTTTATATGGAAAAAAAATAGAATACACTCTTGCAATCCCAAAGGGAGATGAAAATATCTGGGAAAATCAAGAAGTTATATTTTTTAATAAGAAATATAAAGTTTTTGGGGGAGTTATAGAAGGAATAGAAGACATGATTCCTTTAAGTTGGCATAAGAAAGTTATGGTGGAACGATATGCTTAAAAATTTCAAGATAAATAAGCAAGGAGTTAGTGAACTTATGAAGTCAACTCCAATGCAATCAGTGTTAAGTGAAAAAGCAAAAGCAATTGCTGCAAGGTGTGGTTCCGGGTATGAAACAGACATATACATTGGAAAAACAAGAGCAAATGCTTCTGTTGGAGCGAAGACAAAAAAAGCTAAAAGAGACAACTATAAGAATAACACATTATTAAAAGCGGTTAGATAATATGATTGAAATAGTAATAAGAGAATTTTTAAAAAATAATTTAAAAGTTGATGTTTTTTTAGAACATCAAGAAAATGAGCCTGAAAGTTTTGTAATTTTCGAAAAAACTTCAAGTTCGAAAAATAATCATTTAAAATCAACAACCTTTGCTTTTCAAAGTTATGCAAAAAGCTTATATAAAGCTTGTGAACTAAATGAAAAGTTAAAAGAAGCAGTTGAAAAAATGATAAATTTAGATGAGATAGCATCAGTAAAGCTTAATAGCGATTATAACTTTACAGATGAAGAAACTAAACAATACAGATATCAAGCAGTTTTTGATATCAAACATTATTAAAAAGGAGAAAAAAATGGCAAAGACAGAAAATGTAACTTATGGAAAACCTAAAGTAGGCGGAGCAGTAAGTGTTGCACCACTTGGAACAGTATTACCAACAGATGCAAAAACTGCACTTAATGAAGCTTTTAAAAATTTAGGTTATATTTCAGAAGATGGGTTAAATAACGAAAATAGTCCAGAATCTGAAAAAATTAAGGCTTGGGGTGGAGAGGTAGTTTTAGCAACTCAAACAGAAAAACCAGATACATTTACTTATAAATTGATTGAGGCACTAAACACAGATGTTTTAAAAGAAGTATATGGAGACAAAAATGTAACTGGCACTTTAGAAACAGGAATTACTATTGAAGCAACAAGTGATCCTGCAGAACCACATGTCATAGTTATAGAAATGATATTAAAAGGTGGAATAATAAAAAGAATTGTAATTCCAAATGGGGTAATTACTGAAATTGGAGAAATAAATTATACAGACGAAGATGCAATAGGTTATGAAATAACAATTGAAGCACTTCCGATTTCTGGACATAAAACTCATACTGAATATATCGTAAAAGGAGAATAACAATGATTAAGGGAATTACTAAATCTGGTTTTAAATTTGAAATTTCTGATAAAGCACTAGATGATTATGAGCTATTAGAATTAATGGCTGATGTTGATTCTAATCCTCTTTTAGTTCCTAAAGTTTATCAAAAACTTTTAGGAAAAAAACAAAAAGAAAACTTAATAGAATTTTTAAAGAAAAAAGATGGATATGCTTCTACTGAAAAGATGAGTAAAATTTTAGAAGAAATTTTAAAAAGTAATCAAAAAGTAAAAAACTAGTATTCCTTGCTGGAGTTATAAAAGAACATGAGGATTTAATAATTTGTGATCTTGCTGAAACATATAACATAATAGACTACAAGAAATTGCCACTATCAACAGTGGCAATTTTAGTTTATGGGCTTCGTGAAAATTCAAGATTAAAAATGAAAATTCTTAATTCAAAAATGGAAACTAAAAACTATTTATTAGCAGGGATTTTAGATAGATTAACACTTTTAGTGTATGCAAATACTAAGGATGCACAAAAGGGAAGGAATAAACCTAAAATGTTATTAGATACAATTGAAAAATCTAAAGACAATGTAAGTAGTTTTACTTCCGGTGAGGATTTTGAAAAAGCAAAAGCAAAAATACTAAAAAATATAAAAGAAAAGGAGAGTGATAATAATGAGTGATATTGGTAAAGCTTACGTCCAAATTGTTCCGTCTGCAAAAGGGCTTGAAGGAGCGATTAGTGGACAATTAGACGGAGAAGCTTCTAAAGCTGGACAAAGTGCAGGTTCAAGTATAGTTTCTACGTTGAAAAAAGTCTTTATTGCAGCAGGGATTGGAAAAGCTCTATTATCAACTCTTACAGAAGGTGGAAAACTTCAACAATCTTTGGGAGGTATTGAAACACTTTTCAAAGATAATGCAGACAAAGTAAAAGGTTATGCAAAAGAAGCATACAGAACAACAGGACTATCTGCTAATGCTTATATGGAAAATGTAACAGGCTTTAGTGCAAGTTTATTACAATCTCTAGGTGGAGACACAAAAAAAGCTGCTGAAACTGCAAATATGGCAATGATAGATATGGCAGATAATAGTAATAAAATGGGTACATCAATGGAAGCTATTCAAAATGCTTATCAAGGTTTCGCTAAACAAAACTATACAATGCTCGATAATTTAAAACTAGGTTATGGCGGAACTAAGAAAGAAATGGAAAGACTTTTAGCAGATGCTCAAAAGATAACAGGTGTTAAATATGATATAAACAACCTAAATGATGTTTATGAAGCGATTCATGTCATACAAGGTGAACTAGATATAACTGGAACAACTGCAAAAGAAGCATCAACAACTCTTAGTGGTTCTTTTAATGCTATGAAAGCATCCTTCCAGGATGTTTTAGGTGCTTTAGCTTTAGGAGAAGGATTAAGACCAGCCTTAGAAGGTTTAGCAAGCACTGTTAGTACTTTTCTATTTGGAAACTTATTTCCAATGATAGGAAATATTTTATCACAATTACCAGGACTTTTAATAACTTTTATTCAAATTGCTTTACCACAATTTATACAAATGGGTACTGATATGGTTAATTCATTAATTAGTGGGTTTGACTTTGGTATGGAAGGATTTTGGGCTAATTTTAGCGAAATGATAAATGTACTTTTAACAGATTATTTACCACAATTTTTAGAAACAGGAGTAAGTCTTATAACTGAATTAGTAAATGGTCTTTTAACTGCAATTCCAGATGTAATAACTGGTATGGGAGAAATTATAAATAGTATATTGATTGTGGCTATGGATGCTATACCTCAATTATTACAAGCGGGATATGATTTAATAAAAAATATGGCTCAAGGTATTTTTAACAATATGCCAGCTATAACAAAGAGTATAGTTGATGTTTTAGATAAATTATTAAAAACAATTTTAGAAAAATTTCCAGAATTTTTGCAAAAAGGTTTTGAAATTATTGGCAAAATGGCACTTGGAATTTGGAATAATTTACCACAGATTATATCAACTTTGACTAATCTGTTATTAGCTCTAATTAGAAAAATAGGGGAATATTTACCACAATTTTTACAAAAAGGTATTGAATTAATAGGCAAATTACTTGCAGGTATAGTTCAAAAAGCACCAGAAGTTATTGCGAAAATACCTTCAATAATTTTACAAATTTTGTCTTCAATAGGAAAGTTTGTTTCGCAATTTGTTTCGATGGGGGGTCAACTTCTAATGGGGCTTGCAAAAGGTATTGCAGGGGCAGTTGGAAATGTTATAAAGGCAGCGGTAGATGCTTGTAAGAATGTTGTTTCAAAAGTTAAAGCATTCTTTGGTATTCACTCCCCATCAAGAGTTTTTGCTGAAATAGGAGAATTTTTAGATCTTGGACTTGCTGAAGGTATAGAAGATAATATCAAACCTGTTCAAAATGCAATGGAAGAAGTAGCAAAAGAAACTCAAAGAAGTTTCACAAGTGAATTGAATCACAATATAATTAGCACAAACCCACAATCAATGTTTGAAAAAACAAACGGAGAAAATGCTTTAATAACAAATTCAGATAGAGACAATAAAACTCCTATTGAATTAATATTGCATCTAGGAAACAATGTTTTTAAAACTTTTGTTGAAGATATAACAAAAATACAAGACGAAAAGATAGAACTTAATCTAGCATATTAGGAGGTAGTATGGGATATAAATTAATTTTTAATAATATAAACTTAGATGATATAATATCAGACTATACTACTCTTGATGTAAAAGGTAGAGGACTTTTTGTAAGGAATATCAATTCAATTTCTATCTCCGGAAGAGATGGAGAATATATAACAGAAAGCAAATATCCTGGAAGAAAGGTAATAGTTGATTTTCTTATAAACTCTAAAAATCATTTAGAATACTTTAAAACAATGCAAAAGTTAAATAATATTTTAAATTCTGATAAAGACGTAGTTTTTAAAATTACAGATGAAGAGGGATATAGAATAGGTAGAGTTATAGAAGTTACAGATCCTGCACTTAATAAAGGTGTAGGGTCTTTTACTATATTTTGTCAGAATCCATTTGCTTTTGGCGAAAAATTAACAGTAGATAAGACTATAAAATCAAAATATAGTCTTGATGTTAAAATAGAAAAGATAACCGCAAAAATAACAAATGGAACTAATAAAGTTATTTTAAAAAACGAAACAAAAGGAACAAAAATAATCCTAAATGGAAATTTTAGTAAGGATGATATTTTAGAAATATCAAAAGAAAAAATTCTTTTGAATAAAAAAGATATTAAATCATATTTAGACTTTGTAGAAAGTGATTATCACGATTTTAAACTTTTTGATAATAATGTTGTAACAATAACAAATGCAACTAATTTACAGATAGAGTATAGGGAGAGGTGGTATTAATGAAATCAGGGATATTTTTATTTGATAACAAACAAGAATTAATAGACACTATTTCTCCGGAAGACTTAACAGAGAATACTCAAGAAATTGAATTAAATGGTCTTATAACAGCCACTGCAATTACAAAATATAACAGAGAAATTGAAAAAGCAGAGTATTTTGGGGTAAAAGAACTAAATAATTTTTGGCTTTACAAAATCAGAAAAAATATTAAAGAAAATGGGATGATAACTCTACAAGGTATTCATATACTTTTTGATGATCTAAAAGGTCAAGTCTTAAGAGATATAAGACCTACAAAGGTTACTGCTGCAGAGGCATTTAATAAAATTTTAGAAAATAGCACTTGGAAGGTTGGAGTTAGTAATGCAACAACAACTTCAAGTGCTAATTTTTATTATAAATCTGTACTATCTTCTTTTTCAGAAGCATTAAAAAAATGGGATTGTGAATTTATACCGCATATAGAATTTAAAGATGGAAAAATCATTTCAAAGACTATAAATCTATATGACAAAATATCAAATGACAACGGAAAATGGTTTGAATATGGAGATGAACTTTTAACAGTTGTTGCTGAAACTGATAAAGATATTTACACAGCTTATATTGGACTTGGCAAAGGAGAGCAAACTGAAAAAGGTGGTTATGGAAGAAAAATAAAGTTTGATGGTGTTATTTGGGAAAAAGCAAAAGGAAAACCAGTTGATAAACCTGTTGGACAGGATTTTGTTGAAATAAAAGAAGCTAGTAAACTTTGGGGATATCCTGATGGAACACCAAAAGTAGGGATTGTAGAATTTTCTGATGTAGAAGATAGAGAAGAATTGTTAAATAAAACTTATCTATATGCAATAGAAAACTGCAGACCTAAATTGCAGCTAAAATCAACAGTTATATCTCAAGGACTAGTTGAAATTGGAGAAACTTGTACAATTATTAGAAATGATCTAAACATTAGATATAAAACAAGAATATTTAAAATCAAAAAGAATTTTTTAAACTCGGATTTGATAAGTTTTGAGTTTGGAGATAAGGTTGTTTTATCTGCATCTGATAGAATAAAAAGCGATAACGAAAAAGAAGAAAAAAAACAGCAGGAATTAGAAAGCAGAATGGAAAGCTTTCTAAAAAACATTACAAATTTCTATTTCAATGAAGATGGATATAACTATGAATTAAAAGCAAATAATGAATATAAATTACCTGCAGGTTACTATTCGTTTGACAAACCTATAGAAAACAGTCCTACAAAGGTTGTATATATGGGAGCTGGAAAAATTCTAATTGCAGACAGTAAAAAACCTAATGGCGAGTGGAAATGGAGAACAGCCATAACTCCACAAGGAATAGCAGGAGAAGAAATAGTTGCAAATTCTATAACGGCAAATAAACTCTCTGCTGATGTTGGGCAGAGTTTAGACTTAAGTTCAAATGAAAGTATAAATAATATTGTAAATAAATCTGTAACAAGTGAAGTATCAAAAGTAAAGGTTGGTGCTAGAAACTTGCTACCAAACAGTTACTTTTTTTACAAGTCAAAATGGCATACTTTCGGAGCAAAAAGTATAGAGTACAATAAACTAAATGATATTGAAGAATGGGGCGACAGTGAAAGTATAAAATTTGTTGAAAGGAATACAGATGTAAATAGCAACATACTAGCTTTTTATCTTTTTGACAATTTAAAATTACAAAACAAAGACTATGTTTTTAGTTTTGATTGTATTAACTTTTCAGATTTTGATTTAAAATTCTTCTTAAATGAATATACTGCAGAAGTTAAAGAAGTTGTAAAAAGTAAAGAACAAAAAAGAGTTGTGTTAAAGGCTAAAGATGTAAAAAAACTTTTTATTGAAGTTTTAGAAAATAATCAAGAGCCTATATTTTCAATTAAAAAACTCAAAGTTGAAGAGGGAACAATTGCTACAACATGGGTTCCAGCTCTAGAAGACACTGAAAAAGAAAATGAAAAATTAAAACAAGAAATTTTAAATTTAACTACTACTAATTCAGAATTAGCAAAGCAACTTAATAATTTAGAACTCAATAATTTAAAATTAAAAGAATTTATCAAGTCAAGTATAAAGCAAACTCAAGATTCTATAACATTTGATTTTGATAAATTTAAAGAAATTTATCAAAATGATAAAAATGTATTTCAAGGGAAATTTGATGATATATCAAGCTATATCCGTTTTGATATAGATGGGATGGAAATGGGAAAAAAGGATGGAGAATTTAAAATGAGATTATCTCCAAAAAAACAATCTTTTTTTATGAAAGAAAAAGAGGTTGCATACTTTTCTAATGAGGAATTGTATATAACTGACGCTAGAATTTTAAGAAGCATTAGGATTGGAAACTTTGCTTTTGTTCCACGTGAGAATGGCAACTTGTCATTTAGAAAGGTGGTGGACTAAAATATGGCTTTATCAGGAAGCTTTTCAGGAAGTTATAGAGGATATACTCTTAGAACAGAATGGGAAGCTACACAAAATATTAGTGAAAATTATAGTGATTTAGAAATAACACTTCATTTAGATTGTCAAAGTGGATACAATCTTTATGTAGGAGAGAGAACACATACTGTAAATATTGCTGGTACTGACTACAGCGTTAAGTCATCAAGTATAAGTACAAGTGGTGGCAGTTCGATTACTCTTGGAAGCATAAATAAAAGACTATATCATAATAATGACGGGACTTTAGATGTATGGCTATCAAGTTATTGTAATTTAAGTGCTAGGATAAGGGGAACTTATGTAAGTGGATTTAGTGGGGGTTCTGACACTATAACTCTTGATAAAATACCTCGAATGTCAACTATAAGCGATGAAATGAAAGGCTCAAGAGTTTTAGGCACAGAGCATACAATTCATATTGAAAAGCAACTTTCAGGGAATGTAACTCATGACGTGTGGTATGTAATTCGTGGAGATAAAGGAAGTAGTCAATGGCATTATATTGCACAAAAAACAAGAGACTTAGACTTAACTTTTACACCAACTGAAGAGCATGTAGACTTACAGCCAAACAGTTCAACAATATTTATGGATATAGGGTGTAAAACTTACAAAGACGGAGAGCTAGTCGGGGAAACTACTTACAATTCAGGCTGGTTTATGAAAGTTCCATCAAAGTATTGTCCTGATATTTTAAATATAGATATTTCAGATAGCAATTCAAAATCAAAAGCATTAGGAGTTTATGTACAAAATCATTCAAAATTAAAAGTTGTAACAAATGCAAAAGGACTTGCAGGTGCTACTATTAGAGATATTACAGTAATAGTTGATAAAAACACTTACAATGGAAGCAATATAACAACAAAAGAAATTACTCAAAGCGGTAATATTGAAATAGTTATAAGTATTACAGACAGCAGAGGAAAGACAGAAATCCGAAAAAGAACTATCAAAGTTGAACCTTATGAGTTACCTAAAATTATTAATTTTTCAGCAGATAGAACAGAGAGTGATGAAAAAGTTGTAAAGTTGATTTATAACTTCAAAATGTCAAGCATTGCAAATAAAAACACTTGTAATTGGAAAATAGATAGAAGACCACGAGGGAGTTCAACTTGGACAACAGTTGTATCAGGAAATGAAAAAATTTTGAATTCAAATGCTTTAACATACAATGTTTCAACTGATAGAGAATATGAATTTAAACTTACTATATCTGATTTTAATACTTCGAATGAAAGTATAGTTTATGTATATACAAGTTTTGTACTTTTTGACTTTCATAAAGATGGAAAAGGCATTGCGATAGGAAGAAGTTCAATATTAAATGATATATTTGATATAGATACAATCACAAAATTTAGAAAAGAAGTGCAATTTGATAAAACTATCAAAAAATCTGTTATAAATGCCGAGTTAAAAAACGGGTGGTACAATGTATCAGATGAAAAAAGTCCACTTCGATTTTTTAAAGATGTACAAGGAGTTGTACATCTAAATGGAAGAATAAAAGGAGGTACAACAAAATGGGGAACAACTATTTTTACATTTCCTGAAGGATTCAGACCTAAACATTTAACATATGGGAAAGTTTCTTTAGACAACTATGAAATTGGGCATGTTAGAATTGAAATTAGTGGAGATGTACGACGTAGTGGAGGTACTGAAGAAGAATGGAAAAAATGGGCTTGTTTTGACGGAATAACATTTTTCACAGAAGAGTAGAAAGGAGATTGCTAATGACTATTGATGAAGTAAAAGCAAGAAAAAAAGAACTTGAAAAAAGAAGAGATGATTTAAAAGAATCAGAGGGGAAATTTAAAGTTGAAATAGCAACGCTTCAAGCACAGGTAGATTTAAAACATCAAAAGATTATTGAAAGCGAAGAAAAAAGAACAATTATAGAAGATGAATTAACAAAAATAAATAATGTTTTCGAGATTTTAAATATTAAAATTGAAGATGTTGAAACTCTTCCGGAAGAAAATAAAAATCCTGCAGAAAAATATGAGGAATATAAACCTAATTTTCCTTATCATAAAGGCGACAGATTTAGAGTAGAAAGAAGAGCTTATGAAGTTGTTTCTGAGCATAAGTCAGATAATCATTTTAATTCTTTATTAACAAATAAATATCAACTTATAGACCCTACAACCTTAAAACCTATTTTTAATTTTTCTATATCAAAAACATACAATATAGGCGATAAAGTTTTAGATGATAATGTAGTTTATACATCTTTAAAAGACAAAAATATTTCAAGACCAAAAAGCACTCCAGCAGAGTGGAAAAAAGAAGATTATTAAAAAACAGAAAGGATGATAAAAATGATGATAGAATTTTTAAGAGAACTAATGATAACACAAGACACAAAGATTTTATTTGTGTTAGGATTAATAGCAGTGGCAATGATAATAGATTTTTTAACAGGAACAGTTTCAGCGAAAATAAATAAAGATATAATTTTTGAAAGCCAAAAGGGAATAAATGGGATTTTACGAAAAATATGTAGTATGCTAGTAATGATATTTTTTATTCCGGTATCGATACTAATTCCTGAAGGAATAGGGGTAGGTTTGATATATGTCCTATATCTAGGATATTTGATAATGGAAATAAAATCAATTTTGGAAAATCTGAAAAAAATGGGATTAGATATTAGTATATTTAAAGATTTTGTTGATGAAGTTGAAAAGAATAAGAAATAGGAGTTTATTATGAAAATAGAAAGACTTATAGTATCAGATGCCGTTTCAAATAGGGTGAGTTTCGGGAGAGGTAATCCAAAAAACTATCTAACTATTCATCAAACAGGGAACACATCAGAAAGAGCCAACGCTATGGCTCACCACAATCTACAAGCTAGAGGTGGTGTAGGCTATGGTTGGCATTGGCAAGTTGATGATGAAATGGCAATTCAAACCCACGACCATAGCTTTAAGATATGGCATGCAGGAGACGGGCGAGGAAAAGGAAACA